TATTTAATTTTTTTTATATACATATTATATAAAAAAATGTCAAATCAAAACATCAATAGTTCTTAGACTATTTACGTTCTTAATGATAAATATCAGTATGAAGCTGACGCTATATCAACAAATGCTCAATGGCTTGATACAGCCAATGTTGTATCCGTCAAACGTGATAAAACTATTTATGCGATTCGTGCTCTTAATGATTATGATTTTAATGCCAATACAAATCAAGAATTTTTTGGAAATGCCGGTACTTTCACATCCAATTTATATAAAAACTTTGGTTCTAATACAGCACAGTCATTTTTGATGACCAATCCTGCACCTGTTTATGGTAATATAAATGCCGGTCATGTAGGTTTAGCTGGTTCTCTTTTGAATGGGTTCGCATACAAATATAATACCATAGTAAATGGAGATATTAATGTTCATTCTAATGTTAATGTATTTACCGATCCTATATCAATCAGTGGCGGTGCCATTCCACCGTATTGGCACAAAAACTTTGATGGTACTGTTGAAAGTGACCCTGGTTTTGGTAATGTATACGGTAATACATGTGGTAAAGTTCTGCGACTTACCAGTAATGTCGCTGCACCTGCATGGAATCGATTGATTAATGCGAAGATTGGAAGTAGTACTTTAGTGAATTGTTCAACTGACCCTTGTGATCTTCATGGTATGGCTATTCCACTTGAATCATCTGACGGCAACGCAGGTGATGCTTCATCTAACGAAATGTATCGTGAGCAACTGGCCCTTAAATTGAATACAACGGTTAGCACAGCAAATATTAGTATAAATAATCCTGTTTATATTGCAAGTGTATCACCATTTGGTTCAAGTTTATCTGGAACTGCTGGTGTCGTTGAAAATATGTCATTACATTCATTTACAGGAAATTTCTTTGCAAATTTACCATCAGACAATGTTATTTATGCGAGTGGAAATGTATTAACTGGGTTATCTATAAATGGCAACATTAATGCCACATCTTTATCATTATTCAGTTCGAATGTTGTGTCTACTAGTGCTCCATTAGATGGAATTAATTTGAATAACGAGCCTGATGTAAAAACAGAACTTGAACAAATTGTATCAGTTGAACTTGTTTCGGGTGATGTTAATTTAGACAGTTTATTTAATGGTGGTGAAATTGTGGATGTAAATGGTAATTTAACAGATGAGGGTACATTTCAAGAACATGACCACGTTATTATTGTTCATGGTAATTTGGATATTACACCATCATATTTAATGGACCGTTTAATTACATCGAATTTATCTGGGTTTGTTGTTGCGTCAAATGTATTTTCAAATGATGGTAACGATGTTCGTCAAAGTATTGTTGGTAATATTAACAGTATCGCCGCAGGTGTATCTATATCAAAATACAGCATCTCACCTGCAACACTTGAGTCATCACCAGGTGTGCTTGAAACCAGTTCAAAATATTTATATTTGACAGGAAACAGTATTCAAGAAGAAAATTGGAAGCTTGTATCAAATATTGTAGCACCTGTTGCAGTTCCATTTCCACAAGGAATTCCCGACCAAGACAAATATGTTACCGGAAATGTAGTGAATATATATGTTCAAAAAGGTAATATTAGTGTTTCTAACTATACTTCTGCTGCGAATAAGGTGAATTCTGGTGATTGGGTGAAATCCATTCCATCATTTATGAAAACATTTTACGAACCGAATGAATATGCATATGTAGATACTAATGTATTTTCCGTAGAAAATACACCGATTATAAACGCTCAAACCAAAAACATTAATGTCGGCACTGTCAGTAATCCAGTAAATGTAGCCGTTAACTTGACAGATAATTTAAATTTTGATTTTTACGGAAATACTGACGAATCATCTCGTACGGATAATAGACTTGGTAATGTTGTCGCCAATACGTCCAGTATTATGGCCGACATATGGAGTTATAATGCAGCCGGTGTCACTGTATCTGGGTCTTTAACTGAATGGTCTCCAAAGATTGTGTATGGTGATGTTGTCCCATCCAATAATGCTAATATTGTAAGACCCTTGTCTCTTTCAAATGAATTCACTAAAGAAAATATGGATTATAAATTAGAATTTCCAAGTTATGTTGGTAAAACCACAGCACCTTCAAGTGGTAATTATAGTTTCTTTGCTAACATTACTGTTGATGGAACCGCAGCAGACCCTGATGAAACAGATACAACAAATTTTGATTTTGTTGATAATCAAGCGGTGGATGATATTCTTCTTGATGAGGTTGTTTCTACAACATATACCATTAAATCTAACTCGTACAAATATACCGATATTGGAACTGTTCTTGCTCAAGATGTGGGTGATTCAGAGTTTAATGCTGTTTTACCTTTTGCTGCGCGTGAATCTGATTCTAACACAGCTACTACAAACGCACGAGTCACAGTTGATGATATAGCAATGAATGTCATTGTTGATTACTTCCAAAACCCAACTTTATTATCAACAGAAGAGAATTATGTGCATCGTTTAACAATCTACGATATTCAATATCGTTATGCTATCACGAATGTGACCCGCAGTGGTGCATCACCTTTAAGCACCAAATTAACAATTCATAATTCTAATGATTTGGCTACTAACTTGGTAGTGAATAATGGATCGATTGGTTCTAGTTTAAATATTAATCTTACTGCACCTGAATTTGTATTATTTATGTATGATAACGTTACCCAGTATAGTTCAAGTGATGCTTTATATCCATTTTTACCTGCATCCACATCAAATCTGCCAGAAGATGCAAGATGGTTTCCTGGTTTTAACTATAGAAATAATAAATATTTTTCACTGAAAGGTGACACCGACGTTGATTTCACTATAGATGCGAATACACTTGTTGAACAAAATATTAATTTCTTATTTCAAACAATTAGTTCAACGGGTAACACAGTTAGTGTTGCTAAAAGCACAGACAATGCATTTAAATCTATTCCTATTCGTAAAATTCAATTGGGTGTTGCGACAACTGGAGGTGTAACGGTTAATCCATTATATGGATACATTGTTGTCAAAGTATTAGGTGAGACAAATTCATATGTTATTATTCTTTATAAATTAGATAGTGCTGGTAATGATTATTGTAGTAATGTCATCAATTATTTACCCGTTATGGTGAATGTTAAATCGATCGAACTGTCAGCGGTTGGTTCAAAACAACAAGTTGAATTCAAATCAGCACTTCGTGTATATGATAATCCTACTTCCGCGTTATTAGTTCACACATTCGCAAATACTGTAAATTCACATAAATCACCACTTTCATTATTTAATTATTCTAGTGTGTATGGTTCTAATGACAGCAGTGTAGGTGTTAATACGTATTCAGCACCACCATCTAATACAATTATGCAATGGGCGTATAAACAAAGTGTTATTAAACGATTAGTAGATTATGAATATGTAAATAAAGTTCTTGATGGAATGAATGGTTATAAAACTCTTCCTTCACAAACAACAGGAACTGTATTATTTGCATTGACTAAATCCAATCAATTAGATGTTGCCGATACAGACAATCATTTAGCTGAAATTCCCGCGTCTACAACACGTTGTTATTTAGATGCTGGTTTTGAAAAAGGTGTTTACATTGATATTAAGAATTCATACATATTGACACAACCAATTCAATTTTCAATCGATCGTTCCGTAGAATGGGTATTAAAACGCAAACTTAGTAGCAGTAAATCATATGAAGTTGTTGGACGTGGCTTATTATCACGTGAAAGTACAGGCACATTTGAACAACATAATTACTTAATTCTTGAAAATGATTTAACCAAACCAACTTCTGGTTTTCAAATGGATGTATATACTAATATTATTGATTTATCGGCACAATTATTAGCTCAATCCATTAACACAGGTCCTCTTAAAAATGGGGCTTCTAATGAATTGGCTTTAAATATTAGTACTAAGGTAGATGAATTACTGGTTCAATCTTATCGTGTTAATCCTATATCAGGAGATATAATATCATCATCAGTTGTTGATTATCCTATTAGTGATATATCTTCATCTTCTAAAATCGACCTTGCCTATATTCTTAGCGGCGATTCTGGTACTAAAGGTCAATTACCATCTTTTACGTTATCATCTGTACGTGGTTATCCATATGCTTCATTAAATAATAATACAAATAGTCCTATATTTTCAATTAGTTATACCCCTGATAATTATGCGATTATTCAATTATGGCAAAATGGAAACGGCTCCCGTTATGAAAATCCAGTTACTAATGGTGTCAATACGGATTATCTAAATTCAGTATTTTATAGTGAAGCCGGGGTGAATGTAAACTTAACATGTGCAGATTTAGGAATTGAATTTGTAAACGTGCAAAATCAAGGAACTTTAAATAAAAATTTTGCTTCATTAAATAAAGCCGATGATTTTTACAAGTATGCCAGCTATAGACATGCTGGTTTTGGAACGATATCTTATGGTATTCATAATTTTACTTCACATTATGGTAAAACTCTCCCTTCACAATATATTACACCTAATAGCGTAACACCAAGTTTTGTATTCAAAAATGATGATGCTTATAAAGTTTCTACACCTGTTTCAGCAAATAATTCAGCAAATATTGAATATGATTCTACTAAAAATAAATATTATGCCGAAATTGGAAACGACCTATTTTATTTCCGCGGAATAGGTCTTACAAGTTTGCCGCTTGAATTTAATAACAAAAATACTGTTCTTCTTTACACTGGTACAAGACCCATTGTTGTGTCGGCACTAACTATGGCTGTGAATTCAGATTTAAGTGACATACAACCGAATAATATCGCAATACCTAACAAAACTACAATGTTTACTAACAGCAGTTGGTTATCGTATAGCTCCAGTGCTATTCGTAAACAAACATACGCAGTATTCCTTACAAATGGTTTACAAACTGGAAGTGCAAATATGCGTTCATTGAAGGTAACTCCAAAACCTAAATATTTCACAGAAGACGGCAACTTTTATTTGGGTGCTTTTATTAATAGTTCTGATATACTATCTAACAATTTTGTCAATGTGTCATATACAAACGGTTCTTATAGATACCCCTTCACTATTTTAGGTAGTGCAGACAGTGTAAATCCAGTTCAATCTATAAATGATGTAACTAACGATCCTGATTTAGAAGTTCATGATACATTTTTATGCAAAAACACGGAATTAAATGACTTATTTAAAGTAACTATATCGAAATCTCTTCCAGCACAACTCTACAATATAAGTATAAATCCAGCAACCCTTCGAATTTATGAAGCTATCGATTCAAACAATAATTCAACATTGGATGTTAATAAAGCATCTGGAACAGGAACAAGTGTAGACAATTTTGGTTTAAATAACGCCTTCTCTGAATTATTATACACATTAACACCTGTTGTTGAAAATTCTAAAGTAAATGTTCCTAAAGTCGTTGATTCTTGGGTCCTTGATAGATTATACCATAATATTAAAGGAAGCTCTCTTGACATCAATATGAATGTTAAATGGAATGTTGGATACAATCTTGGCAATTTTTTCACTATTCAACAAAATATGGTTGCTTCATTTGATGTCATAACCGTTCATACCGAATATAACTCTAGTGCTAATAATAAGAATATGACCAATCTTGTAGTTTCACCTGCAACTCGTTTAGCAATTGGAAACAAAAATAGCTGGGCAAGTAGTAATAGCTCAACAGATTATTTATCCGGTTTAACATTCAAAGTAAATACTAATAAAAAAATTGTTGCTGGTGAGATTGTTCGCTTATTTGTTGATAATCAAGTTCTTGTTAATAATACATTAGCATTTGCCGTTGGTAATAAAACGTATAAACTTTCCAGTTATGATCAAGAAAGATATGCTGCTTTATTAGATGAACAAATTCGCTTTACAAACAATATTGAATAAATATGCTAAAGCGTAAATATAATTGAATAGACTTTGAAATAAATAAGTCTGCTCAAATATATTTAGTTATAATTTATATCTAACAATATAAAAAATATCAAAACTATAATCATATATAGCAATATGTGTGGGATCTTTGCATTATTAAATAAATATCGACAAATAACTGAAAATCAACGCCTATATGGTAATAAAATTCAACATCGTGGTCCTGATAACACACGTTATGTTGAATTTAAAAATGGACATATTGTATTAGGATTTCATCGTTTGGCAATAAATGATTTATCATCGCTAGGCGACCAACCATTAGATTTAGATAACCGATATTACTTAATCTGTAATGGTGAGATTTATAATCATCGAGAACTCGCACAAAAATATAATATCATAACAAAAAGCGCAAGTGACTGTGAAATTATTTTACACTTGTATAAAAAAATAGGCGTATCTCAAACATTAAAAGAACTCAGTGGATATTTCGCGTTTGTTTTACTTGATGTTGATGAAAATAAAATGATAATATCCCGCGACCCTATTGGTGTACGTGCATTATATTACGCAATTACAACTGATGCCAGTGAGATTAGTGTATGTAGTGAATTAAAAGGTATTCCTATCGAACAATATCCAGTAGTTCAACAATTTCCACCTGGTAAATGGTTAGAATATGATTTCAACACATCAGTATCGTCTATGAATACGTATTATAACTATGAATATCCTTCTATTCCATCATCACTCATATCGATTGAATCACAATTGATGAAAATGCGTTGTTTATTTGAGAATGCTGTCAATAAAAGATTCATGACCGACCGTCCATTTGGCGTATTTTTATCAGGAGGTTTAGATTCAAGTCTTGTTGCAGCACTCGTTGCAAGAAAAAACGCACCTAATAAAATCCATAGTTTTTCAATTGGAATGATGGGTTCAACTGATTTAGCAAAAGCACGTATCGTGGCGAACCATATTGGGTCAATACATCACGAGGTTGTTGTTACAGCTCAAGAAATGTTGGATGCTCAGCCAGAAGTTATCCGTGCGCTTGAAACATATGATACAACAACAATTCGCGCAGGAACACCCATGTATTTATTAAGCAAATATATTAAAGAAAACACAAATATCGTAGTTGTTTTTTCAGGTGAAGGTAGTGATGAAGCAAGTGGTAGTTATTTATATTTTCATAATGCGCCATCACCTGCCGAATTTCAAGATGAATGTGTGCGATTATTGCGCGATTTAAGCTATTTTGATTGTTTGCGATGTGATAAAGCAGTTGCTGCTCACGGATTGGAAGTGCGTGTTCCTTTCCTGGATACGGAATTCCTATATGAATATATGCGTGTTCCAGTGGAATGGAAACAGCCTCGTGATGGGATGGAAAAATGGTTTATTCGGCAAGCATTTAACGGAACAGGTTTGCTTCCACATGAAATTTTATGGAGAAAGAAAGAGGCATTCAGTGATGGTGTCAGTAGTACGGAAAAGTCGTGGTTTCAAATTATTCAAACACACGTTGATTCAATCATCCCGGATAGTGAGTTTTTACTTAAAAGGGATAAAATGGTACCTAATCCACCTGTTCTTAAAGAAAGCTATTATTACCGAAAACTCTTTGATGAATATTTTCCAGGTTGTGCGCATACGATTCCATACTATTGGCTTCCAAAATGGTCTGGAGATACGAGTGACCCAAGTGCACGAGTATTAAGTGTATATAATTAACAGTAATTAGTGGTGCGTCTCTTTTTGCTTTATGCTTTTTTCTTTATGCTTTATGTATTATGAGTTGTCTTGAGGTGTTTTATTAATCATTAGGCCAATGTAATGGTAAAAAACACGTAATATGAATAATTCGACCCTTGTGTATTGTTATAAATTTATGATTTCGTTGTTTTGTTGTTGTTTTTCACAATTAATGTTTCCATAAAAAACAAAATGAACGTTATAAAAGTAATTATAATGAAAAGAACTTTCATTATATTTAATTTTAATAAATAACGAATTATATACAAAATGATAATAATATTATGTAAATGCACGAAACGAATAACCTTTATTTATATCGTTAATATCATAATTAATTTTAGGAACACTGCGATACATTGGTGGCAGACCACGTGCAGCACGAACTAAATCACTAACTTTATCTGCACCTGTAAAATACCATGTAATATTTGGAACCCATGTTTTAATAACATCGTGCCCTACATCAACTGTATCTCTGAAATTAGAATTAAACATTGCCCATCGACGGTGTGAATTATATCTATTACCATTCGCACGATTAGCATCTAAAAATTTTATCCATTCTACTTGCTCCGTTTTACTACTCCCTCCACCAGATGCATCTAAATAATCACCATAATGCTCCATTTTTTTAGGTGTCTGTTTATAATAATAACAACTACCAATTAAAATAATAACGATTATAGATATTATACCAACGAATATATAACTAACCATTCGTTTCATATAATATATTATGATATAAAAAAATACTCCAACCAAAATATAATTACGTTGGAGTATTTGTTTCATGAAAGCCATTACTCTGCTGAATTTGTCCGTTAAGACATTTGCCCAAGACTCATCTAATAAAAGTCATCTTGTCATGAACTAACAGAGGATGAACAATTGCTTATTCATACTATATTATAACATTATTTTCTTAAGTAGTTTTTTAAATATTTATAAATAAGGTTAAATAAATAAGGTTAAATAAATAATATAAAAAAATAACCATACAAATGATTAAAGATTATAGAATGACACCATTATATCTGTTATTATGTAGTTTAGTGTGGCATTTGAATTATGTCATATTTTACAGGTTTGTGAAACAACCGAATATTTCAAAAAATATAAATCATACAATTAACGCATTACAATATATTCTATTTTATAAATATACACAAACAATCTCATATTATAGTTCCATAACAACGGCATCATTTTATATTTATGATACTATATTTCTAATTTATTCTATAGCAACAAATACTACAACCTTTCGAAAACAACGGCTTTATTTCTTGCATCATTTTATTGCGTGTTATGCGTTATATGGAGCATATTCTGGTATTTGTACAACGACATTGTCATATTATTACTATATATGTGAAGTTTCTAATTTGATGATATATTTTGTATATCATTTACTTAAAATATATCCAGACCATAAACGACTTATTTTATATTCACAAATATTTCAATTTGTGTGGTTTAATTATTTTCGAATTATTTGTGGATTGAGTTATATTATTTCAAAAAATCACGAATGGTTGTCGTTAAATGACTATCCACCATATATGGTTATGTTTATCATTTTCAATAGTCTTAATATTGGATGGAGTTATACACAATTTCGTTCTTTTTTTAATATAAAAATATGTAAATAAAACGATTATTAAAATAATACATTTATTTACCTATTTATGATTACATGGGTCTGGGGAAACCAACGAGGTTGGCACCTAAACCGAAACCGGCACCTTGACGTGCTGCATAGCTAATAGATGGAGCAAACATATCTAATATAGCAAACACAGCGGCAGCAGTTAAAGCAACTAATGCTATTTCTTGCCATGATAATTTATCCTTTCCATTTCCTTTAGAAATGAGGAATAGTGCAACTGCAACCGCGGCACCTTCAATCAAGTATTTGACAGCACGTTTTACAACTTCGCGCCAATCGATATAATTGGAAGATTCGTTATCCATAGTATCTTTATATTGAATAAAGAGAAAAAAAATATAATTAATTACATATTTGTTTTTGTATTTATACAACATATACATTTTTAATAATATGTCACATATGTACTTCCTTTTTTGAAATATGTTGATTTATTTTACAACTACTTAAAAACACATAATCAAATATAGTTATATACAATTTATACAAATGTCATCTGCACAAGAGCAAGAAGATTATCTTGACGTTGATACTGAAATTCCTAATCAAAAATTCTGTGTGTTATCGTTTATTAGTCCTGAAAATGTGCTTAAAAAAAAAGAATGTTTTTTCCAAACAGAATTCCTTAAAGATTTGTGTAATCAGCAGGAGTTTATTCAAAAATATATGGTAGAAGATAAATCTAAATTAAATTATGATGTTGTCAAAGAAGCATATGATTCGTTCATGTATTCAAATGAGGATAAGTTGGAATCTGTATTTCACGAACAATGTGATTTTAAAACTACAGTTCGAGGGGTAAAAGTACGAGGTGTATATGGAAACTACAAAGAAGCGGAAGTTCGCAGTAAAGTTCTCCAGCGCCTTCATAAACGTGACAATGTATTTGTGGGTCAAGTAGGATATTGGTTGCCATGGGATCCCAATCCTAATCATATTGAAAATCAGGAATATTTGGAACCTGAATTAAATACATTGATGAAAAAATATAAGGAAAATTCGATGAAACGTGATGTGTTTTATCAAGATATGAAGGATGAATCTCTTAAAAGTAGATTGGTTCCATCTAAACCCGACGAATCATCCGTTCCTGAACAAATGTTTGCGGAATCCGACGCATGGGCATCTTCGAAATTAAATAAAACAGATAAAATGGATTAACTCTTCCTTTGGATAAGTCATTTGAATTACATAAATATATCTATTATACATCAAATAGAGATGTAAGAGTTAAAATAATAAATTG